GCATCGGACATTGTTCGCCGATTCTTAACAGCAGCTTTACGTGCTGATACCTCATTCTTATCATCTGAAGATTTGGAAGAATGTCCTCTGGCTCTTGCAAGCTGTGCTTCTGATCTTCGAACTCCCCATTTCATTCCAAGAATTCCATGGTGTGCTAAATAGGTGTTATTCATTTTGAATCTCCCTCCTTTGCGATGTAACTGGTAACACCTCCGCTGGCATTGGATGTCTGATAATATGGAACTTCATGAATCACAAGGTCTTCGCTAAGCACCTTTCCAGATGTATCCAAAGTTTGAGTCTGATGCGCCTTTGGCGTAACTTCGTACGATCCAGAATAATGCTCAGGCTCGTCCGGATCGGTGTCATCGTTTTCCGCAGCAACATTTAGACGCCATTCGTACTCACTGATTTGTGTTTTATAACACTCCAGCACGGCCGAACTAAGCGGCGGATCGAAAAGAAGTTTGACCTTCAAATGCATATAAGATTTGACAAGCATGTATTTGGATTCATCAGAAATGAAATCTTTCCACGTTGCACTCTTATCTTCGATCATGAAACCTTTGGATGGGCCGACACCAAGCTGTGTAAGAATCGAGAACACAGAATTGATGTGCATGATCAAATCCGCATCGAAATGTTCATACTCCTCTGCGATTCCGAGTAATTTCTTGATTGATGTCAGTACACTATCTGTAATATTCATGATCGCACCTCCATCTAACAGAGTTTTATAAACTCGCTCATACAATACCCAATGATACCGTCTCCGGTCTTAACTTTATAAAAACCAGAAACAGACTCTTCATCACAAACCGTTACAACTATATCCGAACCGATAATGCCTAACGATCTTGATGCCTGCGTCGGATCTTTGCGAATGTTCAAATTCATACAATTTACCACTACACCCATAAGTGGCTTCTTGTTTCCTTCCATAATTTTCCTCCTAATGCCTCCATGGGCATGTATCATTTTTTCGTCGTTCATTTGGAACTGTTAAAAGTAGTTTCTCATCTCCATAATGTATAGCATTGTGGGTCGATAAAGTTGTTGCGATCAGATACTCTGGATTCAGAACCAAATCAGTCCGCAACAATATGTCCTGCTGCCTTATTGGGTTCATATGATGAATAAGAATCTTTCCACGAATCTCATACCCATCCAATCCGAGATCACATCCATTATCACGAATAATAATTTTTCTCCGAATGTCCTTCCATTCTTGAGAATTGTAAAATATCTGATTAAGATACCTATCAAATCCGAATGTCTCTTCACCAACCACTCCATCCAAACGAAGATACTCGTATCGTTCCTTAAAGGTTGTAAGTCGCAAGAGTTCTGAATAACATTTAAGCATCATCCACCTCATCTCCATGACCGCTATAACCACGAAATGCCTTTAATGCATCAGCATACAGCTTTTCCGAATTTTCAATGGATTTCAGATTCTGAGTCTTCGCCTCTATCAGTTCCTTCTGTTTTTCCAAAATCTCTTTTTCAATTCTTTCTTTCGTTGAACCGAGCTTCAAATAGTGAGTAATCACCTGCGACGAAGCTGTTCCCTCTCGTAACTGCTTTTCAGCCAAGTCAACCGCCAATGAAACAAGCTGATTTTCTCTCGCTTCTGGCGTTAATGCTGGACGCATCATCCTAGAAGACTCGGATTGCTTTGCTTTCCTCAAAGTTGATGCCTCCTTCCATTTAGTTGTTCGTTACTTCTGTGATAGTTCTCACATACTTTTCCAGTATTTAAAAGGACCTACAAATCATGACAATGCTACTCAACGAAAGGAGAACTAACTTTGAGCCGATCCCACAGAAACCGTTGTCAAATATCATGAGTTATAGACCCTTGTAAACACTGGAACAGCTGAAAAGGCTCCCTAAAAATGCCCTCCGGGGAAATTTTAAAGACCGCCGCGATATGGGTGGGGGTATGTTTTTTAGACACCCCCCTATACCCCTTTTTAGTTATATACTGGCGGTTTCGACATATCAAAAGCCGATAAAATCACTTTTAGGAAGCTTTTTCTTTATGTTCATTTGTTTCCGATTTACTTGTAACCTTTCGATAGATGTTCTGGAAATCATAACGGATTATCTCATCAATAGCTCGTTCTACTTCCTTGTTGTTCTCTTCATCCGATAACTGATCAGAGGTTCGAGCGATTCGACCAAGGTAAGCCGTTGTGTGATAACCTTTTTCCTCATCAAACATGAACCATTGAGTGAACTGTTCAAATGGATCGTAAGGATTATCAAAAGTTGTAAGTGCAAACCTCATCTTACTTAGTTCACTCCTTTCCATTCAAATACTTAGAAACTGTCGAAGAGGAAACCCCAAGAGCTTCCGCAATCTCTGAAGTGCTATAGCCAGATGCGCTAAGTGCGGTGATACGATTCTGTTTAGCTGTGCTCAGAGCAGTGCTTGCACGAGGAGTTGCTCTCTGACGAATAGTATCAGCATTCGTGTTATTCAGAATTTGTGTAAGCTTATTCTCAGAAATTGCTCCTGCCTGGATGGCTTCCCATTCTTTATCCGTAATTTCAATGTTAGATCTCTTGGCTCCTACAGAACTTCTTGCCTGTGCCAGAGCCTGCTGACTGGCCTTCTTAACTTCTGCTTTCGTCATATCCGGATTGTCTTTTCTTTTAGCTGCAACTGTAGCATTCGCCATTGTCTGAGCCTGTCGCTCTCTAGGAGCATTCGCCAAAGCCAAATCCAGCTTAGCATTTAAAGACCTTACTTCTTCAGAATAAGTTGCCTTAGCAGAAGCAGAGTAAGCGATTTTACCGGTACTCATCATCTCTCTACGAGCCTGGTTAGCTAAAGACTTCATAGAATTAGCATAGTCGGCATAGGCTTCTTCCTGGGGGGTACCTGAAGAAAGAGTACGAGCGTCTTTTGTTTCAGCCATTTTCGTACTCTTCTGAGTTCTCACCTGGATTTTCCCATTCTTATCGACATACTCTTCCTTAACAGACTTGTATGACAGAGAGCCATCCTCATTGATAGTTGGAGAACCTTTTCTCTTAAGAACCTGTGTCTCGGATTTTGCTCTTGAAATGAGGGTAGATGCGCCTTCATGGTAACGACCTTCTGAATCCACATTTCCCTGATACTTCTTCTTAAGAGAAGCGATACCGTTATCGATTTCACTCTGCTTATAATCCAGTTTGTGTTTCTCGGCATCGATTACGACCATGCTGTGACGAACTGCCCTCGCTAATTCATCCTGTGTGGCTCCCTTCAAAGTCATATCAGTAATCAGATTCGATACTTTACCCATTTCTGTCTGAGTATTTCTCATAATCTTATACTCTTTACCATTACGATAATAATGATCTACGCCATCAGCATCCTTCTTAACTGTTCCACCATAAGCATCCTTGGTATCGAAACCTTCCAAACCTTTTAATGGAGAAGTGGAAGTAATCTTTACCTTACTCTTTGTGGAGTTGCAAGGAATTACCATTACGGTATCACCATCAAAGTCCGCTCCAGATAAACGGTCCGCATTCTTCTTATTGATACCGATTGCATCTGCTGGCGTGTTTCCGAGAACACTTTTTCCTTCAGCCAATTTATTGTTAACTTTCAGAATAGGAATCTCAAAAGTTCCGCCATGCGGGTATCGGATCAAGGCAACCGTTTCTCCATCTTTGTAGTTTGGGGCATAGACCTCATTGTCTTTGATTGTCGTTAATGGAAGAATTACCTGATACTTCTGACGAGGCAACGCCGCTGCCTGTAAATGTACGGCGGCTGCATCACAATCATCAGCAAATGATTTCAATAGAGCCTTCTTTACTGTGGGATTTGTCAGCGAACAGATTTCATCATATTCTGCCTGCTTATCAGCTTTTGCCAAACCCAGCTGTTTTTTGATAAGTGTCAAACTCTGTTTAGAAAGGAACTGCGACGGAAGTGTCTTACTCCATTCGCCCCAATCGCCTTCTTCTGCTCTCTTATTGATCAGAGAAAGGGACTGTTTCTTTCCGGTTACAGGATCTGTATACTTACCTTTTGGATCATCGTAATAGCTCTGACCGCCATGCTCCTTAATCAGGGAACCAAACGGATTATCCGGGTCATCCTTAATTTTCTTAAGAACATCTTTGGTCGGAGTGCCAGACTTTTTATTAGTGTTGAAAATTACATCAACACCATCCGGCATGTTATCAGAATAAACAGCCATACCTTTAAGGTAGTGGGTTCCGTCTACCATAATACGAACCTGTGCATAGTGAGAATCACCTAAAGACAGGTCTTTCACACCTCTACGAAGTTCGATTACGCCATCTTTATCAACGCCACCCTGATCTGCATAACGGATCTGTAAGCGCTTTGAATCCATGCTGGCCGGATATTCAAAAGATTTTCTAAAGGTTTCACCATTGTCATAGGAGATGTAGTCCCTTACAGAATGGACATTCTCAAAGTCATAAATATCTTTATGCTCAGTACCTGGTGGACAAATAACCTTAATATTGGTCTGCTTTCCGGGATTGGTAACCTGTGGAACACCGCCTCCATAAATCGGATAGCCTTCCAGTTCCAACATATAAAGAGCCTGGTTAAGTTTTTCTTTTGATACGCCAAGTTCTCTTTCAACGCCGGTTCCGACATCGATCATTCCTTTTTCTTCAATGAGCTTTCTCAGAACATCAGCAGTGGCTTTAGCCTGATTCATTCTGTTTTCAGAAGTCTCATTCAATAAAGAGCGGACAGATGAGTCATTAGCAAACCCCATCTTATCGGCAATTTCATTTAAACTGTAACCCTTCTCACGAAGACCTTTTGCAGTTGCCACCTGGAGTGCACGACGCTCATCTTTAGCAAGGCTCATCTGAGTACGAAGCTGTGTAGTGGTCAAACCCATATTCTTAGCAATATCGGTTTCGCTCATTCCAGATTTTTTTAATTCCTGAACACGGCTAAGGAAATCACCACTATGCTGATACGGATTTTCTCCAGAACCATAAGGGTAACGCCCAGAACGCCGTGGCATACCATAATGCATTAAAATATCTTCCACAATGGAATTCATAGCTTACCCCTCCTGTTCTCTGATTTTCTTAATCACCTTATCAAAAGTAATGATTCTGTCCATAATCGGAACAATGTCTTCAGCCGTCGGGTTGTGATACAGAATTTCATTGTT